AAAGGAGTGTCTTTGCAATGGCAGGCCCAAGGGCAGTCGTTGCAGACAGTCAACACGGTTTATGAGGGTATGAGTTATTCGGGTACACCGTCTGAGACTCGTATTACTTTGTATTTGAGTCCTAACGAGTATTACCAGTATTTCATTCTTAATGACGCAGTAAATGGTATTTTGAACACCAGTCGACTCGGCTGGTAAAGGAGAAACAATGCCCACACCTAACACAACCTTTGTGAGCGGTGCTGTTCTTACAGCTGCGCAACAAAACAATTTCCCTCGTGGAGTCATGGCATATGCGGAACGCACTTCAGGGTTTACAGCAACAACAACAATCGCCGATGTTGGTGTGAGTGTTACTTTTACAGCGGTAGCAAGCCGTTATTATCGAATTTCTTTTTATGGCGTTGGTCAAAAAGAAACTTCAGCAGGCACCACAACATTGGCTTTGACAACAAGTGCTAATACTCAAATACAAGCAGCTGTCGGATATAACTTGGCAGGCACACAATTACCACTGGGTGCTTTTGTTTTAGTTAACCCGGGCGCTGGTTCGGTTACATACAAATTACGAGCTGTGTCAAGCAATAACACATCAACAATTCAAGGTGCTAGTACCAACCCAATTGTTTTAGTTGTTGAGGATGTGGGCCCAATATGATCGCAAACCTTGAAAACGTCTACAGCAATTACGCTGAAATGATGCGTGCAGTCCGTAACTCATTGCTCAGAGATTCAGATTGGACACAACTTTCAGACGCCGATTGTGACCGTGAAGCATGGGCGACTTACCGTCAAGCCTTGCGAGACTTCCCAACAACTTGGGAAGAAGGCCCAACTGCAGAGTTCCCCGATACACCATGAAAACGCTTGCCGTGATCGCAGCTCTCGCCGTCGTCCTCATGTTCGTCATCACTGGATGCAATGACCGCACTCGACACACCTGCGAAACTAAACCAACAGCGACAAGGTGCGACCAATGAAGAAATACACAAACTCTGAGATCAAGGCCCGACTAATACTTATCGTTGGCATTGCTTTAGCCGTTGCTTTTCTAGGATCAACCGCAGCTCTGCTTTATGGCCTGCTGTTTGTTGTACAGCCATTAGACGTGTCACCCAACGATGAAAGTGCATGGTCGCTATTGTCGCCCATGATGCTGTTCCTGACCGGGGCACTGTCTGGAATCCTCGCCTCCAACGGCCTTAAAGACAAGGGAGAAAAACAAGATGACTGACTACCCAGTACTACCCCTGATCATGCCGACTGACCTAGAAGGTCAAAAGAACGGCGAAATCAAACCAGCCTTACTTCGAGACATCAAAGCCCCGAACGGCAAATTGCACAGCCTTGCGGCGACTGCATGGAACGCGTTACAGCTCGCCGCATACTTTGACGGAATAGAACTAAAGCACGTCGGCGCATACCGCCCACTAACCCAACAGACAGCCCTGTTTAATGAACGGTACGAAGCCAAACCTAACTTTCGTAAACCTCAAGTGACCCGCAAATACAACGGGCAAGTTTGGTTCCTGAAACAAGGTTTCGCCCCAGCAGGAACACCCGGTACGAGTAATCACGGCTGGGGACTCGCGATAGATGTCGCGTCAGCTTCAGGCAAACGACTTGAATGGTTACTGGGCGACGGATTCTCCACCAGCAACGCGCTCAAATTTGGGTTCTCATGGGAAGTCAAAAACGGCGCTAACGCTGAAGCATGGCATATCCGTTATGTCTGCGGAAACAACCTGCCTCAAGCCGTTTTAGATGCTATTAAGGCGTTTCCTACACTCGACGCGCGGTGACTTGACATTTGGTCTGGAAGTCGGTCTAATGACTGGCAACCAAGTGCGTCCCGTGATAGCGGGACCCCGACCGCAGGAGGAAGCAATGCAACCATCCCTTTTTGACGTTCTCGCTGTTCCAGCCGAGATGCTTAAATACGAAGCCTTTAAAGAGGCAAACCCGTGGGTCATGCCGACCCTCACCAAAATGTGTTACCAGCTGATGCACCGCGGATACACGCATTACGGCATCGCAGCTCTTATTGAAGTCTTGCGCTACGAACACGCGATCACCAACGACCCCAGTAGCGAGTTCAAATTCAACAACAATTACCGCGCCTTTATGGCCCGAGAGATCATGCAGAAACCAATGCTGGAGAAATTCTTTAGCACCCGCAAATCAGTTGCGGACCTATCAGAGGACTACTAAATGAACCTTAAACGATTCCTACTTTTATCAATATTTACTTATGGAATATGCGCTTTATGGGCGATCACAGGCGTCCAAGGCAACGCAGACCCCATTCAAACGCCGTCTGTGCCCTCCACGGTCACGCTCGGGATGTTGACACCCCAACAACTTGAGGACCGCGCAGAAGAGCTCACAACAACAACGACCAGCACGACGACCAGCACGACTAGCACCATTCCGTTTACTCGACTTGCCGACTTTCACCCGGACACCAAATGCCAAGAATGGTTCCAGACTGCGATCACGGTCGGTTGGCCCAACAACACTGAAACGCTAGAGAAACTGGGTCGCCTCCTGTGGAAGGAAACGCGCTGTCTCAACATCACGCCGCTGTCCAGTGACCCCGAACTGGCAGACCGCTTTAACGGATCGGACCACGGAATTGCTCAGATTAATCAGATTCACACAAAGTACGCAGAGCAAGTTTTCAATATGCCATTTGCTGAAGCCATGAGCGACCCCACACTGAACCTCAGGTTTGCCTATCTGCTTTATTCCGATATCGCTGAGGGCGGTGGTTGTGGATGGAAACCTTGGAAACTGTGCTAGACCGCTGGTGGGAAAACGCAGCTTGTCGAGGCATGGATATTGACTTATTCATCTTTGAATTCGGTGAGCGCCATATCAACCGCAAAATTAAGCAAGCCAAAGCAGTCTGTGCAGTTTGCCCGGTACGCCAAGAATGTTTGAATGAGGCCCTCAAGTTTTCTAGTACACGTCAGGACTGTTGCGGTATTTGGGGCGGTCTGACATGGAAAGAACGCCAGCGTCTAGAACGAAAAGAAGTCGTTGATCCGATCCCAGCAACACCGCTGGTATATCGTGACGGCAAATACCGACAAATCAAGGAGCCCCGACCATGAACCAACAGTTAGCGGACATGACCGCCGCGATCGCTAAAGCGGAGATTGCAATGAAAGCAGCCGCATGGCAGTTAGACGCCCAAAAGACTGATATTGAGATGTTGCGCAAAGCCCTGTTTGAGTTGGCTTATGTTGCTGAGGAGAACGGTATCTATCTGTCTAATCTGACTAAGTCAACGCAGGATGCAATCGTGGCCATGCGTCTCGGTGGGTTCAAGTGAACTGCCAAATCTGCGACGCCAAACAAACGACCGCTGATCTTCGGATGCGTGACTATTTGCGTGGCATCTGTTTGCTTTGTGCCGAGGAAGGCGGTTTTCATGGGATGACATTGGAGGAAACAACTCGGTGCGTTGCCATGCTTCGAATTGTCAGAGCCGAACAAAAAATGACGTCATTTGAACGCCAACTACGGAAGGACCAAGAGTCATGAGTTTTAACCCAGCCGACTACGCCGAAGTAGCCGAACGCCTCCCACTGTTTTGGAAGGACTGCCCACGCGGGCGCATCATCACCGAACTGATTGTGGACGATGGAACACGCATCGTTATGCGCGCCGACCTTTACGCCGATATTGCCGATGCAGTGCCAACCACTACAGGTTGGGCAGAAGAAATCCGTGGATCATCAATGGTGAATAAAACATCTGCAATGGAAAATTGTGAGACCTCGGCTGTGGGACGATCTTTGAGCAACTATCAGTTCCAAGGCGCAAAAAAGCGTGCCTCACTGGAGGAAATGGTTAAGGTGTACCGCCAAGGCGAACAACCACAAACAACCACTAACGCAGCTCCCGCCCGAACCCAATCGCTTGGGTCGTCCAGCGAACCGCCGACCGCCAAACAACTGGCGATGCTTCGAGCCAAAAACTGGGAAGGTGCCGCACCGACCACTAAGCGTGAAGCGTCTGAACTCATAGACAGGTTGATGAACGGTGGCTGATCCATCCGAGGCAGAGTTTCAAAAAGCCGTCATTACTTTGGCTAAGTTGCACCGTTGGAAAGTTATGCACACCCAGCCCGCACAAATTCGCCCCGGTCGGTGGATCACACCCAATACAGGCGATCAAGGCTTTCCCGACCTAGTGATGGTTCACCCGGCACGCGGAACAATTTTTGTCGAATTGAAAGCCACCAAAGGTGTAGTCAGTAATGCCCAGTGGGAATGGATAAACGCCTTAGAGGACGCAGGCGAAGAGGTCCACGTTTGGCGGCCCAAAGACCTAGACAAGATCAGCGCAAGATTGGCTTACGACCGACCGTGCACCACTTGACGCCTGAGCGCGTCTAACATCCCAACACAACTGACACCATCAGCTCCTAACGAGAGGAGCATTAGCCCTTGTGAGCATCTGACCCTCACTATGGGAACACTCGGTAACGAGGGTAGACGCTCACGCATTGTGAGCGATCAGCGTTCAAACGTACATTGCGAATGGTTGTCCACCGAACAAAACTAGACAGGCTCCCATGGGCTACTAGCCCTAAATAGTGGGGGACACAAACCACACGCCTATCTCATGTCAACTGAGGACAACCGAGCGAGTGCCCTTCTCGCTTGGGCGTCAGTATCTCTTGACCTTGACCTATGCTCTTGACCTATGAGCGGCAACCCAATCTACGGAACCAAACGATGGAAAGAACTACGGGCCCAAGTCATCCAAGACGAACCCGTATGCCACTGGTGCAGGCGAAAACCCTCCACGCAAGCAGACCACGTCATAGAAGTTGACGCCGGCATAGACCCATACGACAGAACCAACATTGTCGGATCATGCGCAAGCTGCAACGCCAGCCGAGGCGCAACATACGTCAACCGCAAGACCGCCGCTCGAATACAAAACCGCAACAACGCAACAAACGGAACAACCCAAACACCCGAAAAAAGAAAAACGGAAACACCGTTTTCTTTTTCAGACAAACAGTCCACCCC